CTGCTACTGATGTTACTTTCACAAATCTGAGAGTAACTGGTGTTTCCACTGTTGCATCTCTGTTCTTGTCTTCGGGAACCAACACAAACGGTGTTGCGTTCTTTAACTCTAATGGACAGATTCAATCAACTGCAACACCTTCAGCTGGAATTCAAACTTCCAATTTCATTTTAACAACGAACGCTTCAGGCGTTCCTACATGGACGGATACTATTGACTGTGGACAATTCTAATATTGATGCGAACGTACTTATCGAACTCGCACTGAACAAAGTAATTGAATTACAAAAACAAGTACTCTTGAGTGAAGCTAGAGTCATAGCTGTCACTCAAGAGTACAACCGACTAAAAACTGAATATGATGTTCTAAAGAACAAATCTGATGATTGGGTTGAGTCTTCACAATCCACTAGAAAAACGACCACTAAATAGTAAGAAGCTAGTTGTGTATTCATGGCAAAACCTAGCAGTAGACAAGAACTTATCGATTATTGCCTAAGACAGCTGGGTGAGCCTGTTTTGGAAATCAACGTCGATGACGATCAGATTGATGATCTTGTCGATGATGCAATTCAGTATTTCCAAGAGAGACACTTTGATGGTGTTGAGAGAATGTATCTCAAACATCAGATCTCTCAATCCGATATTGATTCGTCAAGAAGTAATACCGTAGCTTCAACTGGTGTCAAGTCAGACACTTTTAATCCAGAATCTTCTGGAGTGTTGAATATTAGTGCAAGTAATATTGTAATTCCAAATCACGGACTGATAACTGGATCACCTGTATATTACAGTTTTGGTGCAGGTTCTACTTCCATTGGAATTGCAACAACATCCCTGGCAGGTGTTGGTACTACCAGTTTCCTTGGTATTTCTACCGATAGTGTGCAACTTAACGCAATCGTAGATAATAGAAATCAAATTAGATTGGCAAGAAATGCTGCAGATGCAGCTGCAGGAGTTGCACTTACCTTTACTGGAAGCACTGGTATTGGTTCTACACACTTCCTTGCAACCAAAACAGAATTTACGGAAGCAAGAAATTATATCGAAATCCCCGATCACGTTATCGGTATCAATGGTATTTTCAGATTTGATGATAATACCATTACACAAAACATGTTCAGTATTTCTTATCAGATCTTCCTGAACGATGTTTATAACTTTAGTTCGATTGAGATGTTGACATACTCAATGACTAAAGAATATCTGGAAACCATTCAATTCCTGATAAGCCCAGATAAAAAAGTTAGATACAATAAACGAGGAAACAGACTATATCTCGACTTAGATTGGAAAGGTGTTTCCAAGGATGAATATATTGTCATTGATTGTTTCCGCGTTCTTGATCCATCTGAAAATGAAAAGATCTTCAATGATAGTTTCTTGAAGAGATATCTCACCGCCTTGATTAAGAAGCAATGGGGCGCAAACATGAGTAAGTACACTGGAGTCAAACTACCAGGTGGTATTGAACTCAATGGAAGACAAATTTATGAGGACGCCTTGAGAGATTTGGCAGAGATACGACAGAGGATGACATTTGATTACGAAATTCCACCTCTTGACATGATCGGGTAATAATAATGTTAAATCCATTCTTTCTTCACGGATCACCTTCTGAACAGAGGTTAGTACAAGATCTCATCAACGAACAACTAAAGATGTTCGGTGTTGATGTTTATTACATGCCCAGAAAGTTTTTGGGTAGTAAGACTGTGATGAAAGAAAATGTTCTTGCAAGGTTCGACGATAATTTTATTATCGAAGCCTACTTGCAGAACTATGAAGGTTTTGCAGGATCTGGGGATCTGATGACCAAGTTTGGTATCAGAACAACCGATGAATTGACTCTGGTTATTTCTAAAGAAAGATATGATGATTTTGTTGCATCTTTCTATGACACCACTTTAACTGAAGAAGTTCTTGTCGCCAGACCAAAAGAAGGTGATTTGATTTATCTTCCACTTACAGATAGTCTTTTTGAAATCAAGTTCGTAGAACATGAGAATCCGTTCTATCAACTTGGAAAACTTTATATGTATGAACTCAAGTGTGAGTTGTTTGAATATGAAGATGAAGTTATCGATACAAGTATTGAAGAAATTGATGATAACGTACAAGATATTGGTTACATTGCAAATATCACTTTCGTTGGTGCAGGAGAGACTGCTGCAGTCACCGCTGGAATCCTTACTGGAGCTGTCAATCAGATCATTATGATCAACGATGGTTATGGATATACAAGTCCACCAGCCGTTGCAATCTCTACATCTCCTGCAGGAATTACAACTGCAAACGCAACGGTGGTTGCCATTACGACCACAGCTGGTGCAGGATCTACAACATTCTCCATCAAAGAGGTTCAAATCACCAATCCTGGTTTTGGCTATACCCAACCACCAACAGTTACTTTCAGTGGTGCTGGCGGGGTCGGGGCAGTCGCCAGGGCTGGTATTGCAACAGAGGGTGTTACCCACGTCGTCAATTCTTCTATCAGTACAACTGGTTCCAACTACGTCACCGCACCAGTTGTATCCATTTCCACATCTCCTGCAGGACTCTCCACGGCAAATGCAACCGCAGTTGCGATTGTTGGAACAGGTGGAACCATTTCCGCAATCAGATTTACAAATGCTGGTTTTGGTTATACTATTGCACCAACTATTACAATCGCAGATCCAGCCTCTGCTGGAATTGCAACTGGAAACTTCTTCATCAACGAAGTAATCAGAGGAGAATCTTCACTCTCTACGGCTCGCGTCAAGTCTTGGGATATCGATACCAAGGTTCTCAAGATCTCCAATATTGCAGATCCATTCAGAATTGGTGAAGTATTGACAGGAACTGCTACCACTATTACAAATCCAGGCATGGCTAATACTGGAAGATATGTGATTCAAACAATTCAATATGAAGATAAGTATGATCAATATGCAGAAAATATTGTGATTGAGAGTGAAGCTGATGACATCATAGACTTTACCGAAAGAAATCCCTTTGGGGACTTCTAAATACACATAAAAGACAATGTTTGGCGACTACTTCTACCATGAGATCCTAAGAAAAACCGTTATCGGTTTTGGAACTCTTTTTAACGCAATCGAGATTCGTCATTCCGATGATAATGACGATGTTCAAAGTAGGATGAAAGTCCCTTTGGCATATGGTCCGATGCAGAAATTTCTGGCAAAAATTGAACAACAGCCAGAACTCAAAGGTAGACCTGCAATTACTCTTCCTCGTATGTCATTTGAAATGACGGGGATTAATTATGATTCATCCAGAAAAGCTTCTATTACTCAAACATTTAAAACTTGCAACACGGGAACTTTAGCAAATCTTAAAAAGGTCTATATGCCAGTTCCTTACAATATTTCATTTCAACTCAGTATTGCAACTAAGTTGAATGATGACATGTTGCAAATCTTAGAACAAATCCTTCCATATTTCCAGCCAGGATTAAATATTACTATTAACCTAGTCTCTTCTATCGGAGAGAAGAGAGATGTTCCAATCATTCTTGAGAACATCAACATGACGGATGATTATGAAGGGAGTTTTGATAATCGTCGTGCGATGATTTCTACTTTAACATTTACTGCAAAAACTTATCTGTTTGGTAAGGTTGCAGATACTTCCGATGGACTTATCAAAAGAGTTCAGGTGGATTATTTTGATGGTACAAACAGAGTCACTGCAAAGAGAGTTCAAAGATACGCAGCTACTCCAAGAGCTCTTAAAGATTATAATGACGATGCGACTAATGCAATCAACAAAGATTTGACTGCAGAACAAACCGTACTTTCAGTTAACAGTGCATCAGGATTTAGCGTTGACGATTTCATTGCTATTGGTAATGAAAACATGCAAGTCCGTTCCATCAGTGGAAATGAACTCACGGTTTATAGAGCAGTTGATGGAACTGCCGCAATTGATCACGTTGCTGGATCTGTTATAAATCTGATTAGTGGCTCTAGAGATGCATCCTTGCCTCTCACAGGTGATGATGCTCTTATTGTTTCGGGTGATGATTTTGGTTTTAACGAACTCTCATCATTCTATCAGGACTATAAAGAGTATTCACCATCACAAGGAACTGATGTTTAATTCTGAGGAACAACAATGGCGTTTGATGATATCGGGAAAGCACTTGAAATTCTTGGCGATGATGGACACGGTGAGATTACCCCTGTTAGCAGCGATGTTCCAGTCCCGAAACAACGAGAAGAAAAACCAGACCTAAAAAGAGACTACGAATACACAAGAGGTCAGTTGTATTCGTTGATCGAAAAGGGTCAGGAAGCCATTGATGGGATCATGGAGATCTCACAGGAACAAGGTTCCGCGAGAGCTTATGAAGTTACTGGGCAACTAATTAAGAGTGTGGCTGATGCCACAGATAAATTATTAGACCTACAGAAAAAAATGAGAGACATTGAGGATCCAAAAGAAAAAGGACCTAGTAATGTCACCAACGCACTTTTTGTAGGGTCAACTGCTGAACTTCAAAAGCTACTCAAAAAAGGAAAGTTAGATGACTGATGAAAAGAAAAAAGAACATGATCATGAAGACCGCAGTGAGGTACTTGGTAATCTTGTAAAAGTTGTTGTCCTTATTTGGTCAGCATCTCTTTTGACTTTTTCATATGTTCGTCTCCCCAACGGTCAAAAAATCTTAGATTTTGACCCAACGTTTATTGCTTCCGTATTCTCTGGATCTTTAGCTGCGTTTGGATTATCACCCGCTAAAAATGGTGGTGGTCAATCGAAACCACAACAGGAACAGAAGAAAAAAGAAGAACCTCCCGTCGTTTCTGCTGTAGATCCCAAAGATGCAAAAACTAATTAATGTTATTGCCCTGTTATCGGGCCTTGTATCACTTTCCGTAGTTGGTGGTGGTACATATCTCTATCTCCAAAAAGATGTACTGATTGAAGATGCAAGAAAGAATGCGATTGAAACGGTCACCAAATCCGTTACAGAAGCTCTTCCTGGACTGATCAAAGATCAAATGCCAGAACTTCCTACAACCACTGGTGGTGCAATTCCTTTCTAATGCCTAATATCCCTGATATTGGGGTTCGTGATATTAACATCCGTGAAATCAAACCGAACCCCATTTTTGACTTAAACACACCAAGAATTCTAGTTCCTACTCCACCTGTTACCACATATCTCCAGAAACCCATTGTGGCTTATCCTGGATGTGTGGAACATGCTGATGCCGTGGAGGACAATCAAAAGTCTATTCAATGTGATGGGCAAGTTCCAAGTTACGAACCCATCAACTTTGAACCAGAACAAATATTGCCTACTCGTCCAGCAGAGAGGCCAAAAAAGCAAGAAGAAAAAGAAGAAGAGGGATCCCCACCACAACCGCCGGTGCTCCCGCCATCCACAGCATCTGTGACCAAAGAGGAGGTTCCCCCGACTGTAGAACCTCCAATACCTTGGACACAAAAGTATCTGCCAGAACCAGCTGCTGTAACAACGACTGCATCGATTGCTTTTATTGCGACGACTTCGGCGTTATTGGCGAAACCAATTGCCGATTTTATTTTGAAATTAGTTAAACCTACCGTGAAGAAGGTGACGAAGAAGGTTGCGAAGATCCGTGGGAAGAAGGAAGTCGTACTGTCCCTCCAAGAGCGGAGGCAGGAGCAGAGTGACTTGAATCATGCGAAGTTGGCTTTGAGGAAGATGTTGAAGGGGAAATAGAGTGTTTGTGTGGTTTTACAAAATCAACATTATTTACCATCACATCAGCACACACATTAAAGTATGGACTTCTTGGGTGAAATGTAATTCCTTGTTTTTTCATTTCGCCACACTTTGTAAGTCTGGTGAGTTCAAACTCTAGTCTGCGATTTGCAAGAATTTGTTCTCTCAAGGCATTATGATTTTCAGCTGCCTTCTTGCACAACTCTTGTTGTTTCTTGTCTAGTGGTTTGCTCCATGTTGCACTGACACCGACGGAGATGTTGTAGTTATCTTTTTGACCCGTTCTGGTGGGTACATGGTAAAGAATGTTGCCAGGGTTATCCAAAGAACCATCATCGTTGAGGTCACGCATATCATATACAGGATCCATATAGTACGGTTCATAGGGTTTCTGCATTGAGCCACTACCCGTCACAAAAGGGGTTACGTTTAGTGTTGGACCTTGGCAACTGATACCATCGCCGTAGGTGTTCGTTATGTACGGTCCTTGGAGGACTTGAATGGCTTGGTTTGTGACTGAGCCTGTAGAGTTCGCAATCGGTGATGCTGTCGCTGACACTCCCCCCACGGTTTCCGCAAGAGCAGATGCAGGGGTCACGAAGACACCTAGAGCAAGGCTCAAAGTTATTCGGTAAAGACACTTGTTGTATCGGTAATTGAACGAATTTCTGTCGTTCTCTGAATTATCGTCTGATTCGTCATGCCAGGGCCTTGATAAGACTCTGTGAATTGAAAGGCTGCGCCTGGTGTTGAAATTGTGTAGTTCCCTCTTGTTCCTAGATCCAGAGAACTTGTCGATGAAGTAACCGATCCACTTACTCCTCCCAGTGGATTGACGGTTACTGAATTTGTGTTGGCTGATGGGCTCAGTGTTGATCCACTGTAATCTACGTTGGTGCCCGTTACTGTGTATTGCCATCCTGTAGAATAATCTAT